CGAATCCCATGAAGCTGTGCAATAGACTACTTGACTCAGTGGCTCACTACTGATATAAAATCGTCATCAAACCAAAGGCAAAGGCAAAAAACTGCCAAAGAGATCATAAATGGCTGCACGATTAAATCGTAGGCATTCTCAAGAGGTGCGGGATAAAATCCAGGCATCCGTCATCATTGACAGGCTGCAAAAGCACGTTAATGGCAAGTTAGAGATGACTTCAACACAGGTAAACGCTGCTAACTCATTGTTAGATAGGTCAGTTCCTAAACTTTCACAGATTCAACATGTTGGTGATTCAGATAACCCGGTAGCCTTTACCGAGATAATCCGCAAGATCATCAAATGACTGGATTGGTTATTGAGACAGCTTCGGTATTTGAGCCATTATTGGCTCCATCTCGTTATAAAGGCGTTTATGGTGGCCGCGGTTCAGGGAAGTCTCATTTTTGTGCTGACCTATGGCTGGATGAGAATGTACGGCAAAAACTAGACTTCGTTTGCCTTCGTGAAACCCTAAAATCGCTTGAGTTCTCAGTAAAGAAGCTGCTAGAGAGCAAGATAGAACAACACAACGCTGGCGCATACTTTGAGGTTCAAGACCGTCGCATCCTATCAAAAAATGGCGGAGTGACCATATTCGAAGGGATGCAGAACCACACCGCCGACTCAATCAAAAGCCTGGAAGGATTCGACCGCGCATGGTTCGAAGAGGCGCAAAACGCATCCGACAAGAGCTTAACCCTGCTTCGCCCGACTATACGCAAGATAGGTTCCGAGATGTGGTTCACCTGGAACCCAAACAAGGACACCGACCCGATTGACCAGCTGTTACGTGGTGGAATACCCCCAAAAGACATAATCCTAATTGAGGCGAACTACACAGATAACCCGTGGTTCACCCAAGAGCTAAATGATGAGATGGAGTTCGATCGGGCCAGGGACTTCGAGAAATACGAGCATGTTTGGCTTGGCAAGTATTGGAGCAACAGCGAATCAAGGATATTCAAGAACTGGGTGGTTGAAGAATTCGACCGTCCAGCCGGGACAATCTATAGGCTTGGCGCTGATTGGGGATACTCAATCGACCCATCAACACTTATCCGCTGCTCAGTGGAAGGCAATCGGCTTTATGTGGACTATGAGGCCTATATGATCGGGTGCGAGATTGTAAACCTTCCTGACTTATTCGACCGCGTCCCGGAAAGCCGTAAGTGGTTCATTAGGGCTGATTCTGCCAGGCCTGAAACAATCAGTTACATGCAGAAGAACGGCTACCCAAAGATGCAAGCCGCGCAGAAGGGAGCTAATTCTATCGAGGAAGGAATCTCATTCCTGCAATCGTTCGATATTGTTGTTCATCCGCGCTGCAAGCACCTGATTGACGAATTGAGCTGCTACAGCTACAAACGCGACAAACTCACCGACGAAGTGCTTCCGGTTATTGAGGATAAGAACAACCACGTCATAGACGCTTTGCGGTACGCCTGCGAAGGTATCAGGAAGGCAAATACCATTAAGCGCGTGGTAGAACCTGCCAGACATACCCGAAAGACAGGCACAAGTTGGCTTGGAGCTTGACAAGATAGGAATTGTGTTATACTTGCCGCACCTATCGTGAGATACGTTATCCCGCAGCCGGAGTTTTACATGCCAAACGAAGACGAAGTTGAGACAACGGAAGAAGAAAATAAAGAACTGTTGAAGGAAGCAGTGGAACGCTTCAAGGAGGCGGAGGAATTCTGGCGCGACAACTACAAAAACGCCATAGAAGATATGGAGTTTAGGGCTGGCGACCAATGGCCGAAGGAGATCAAAGACCTTCGCGCAAACCAGAACCGCCCTTGCCTTGTGGTCGATAAGTGCAACCAATACATTCGCCAAGTCGTTAACGATGGACGGCAGAACCGCCCCTCAATCAAAGTTCACCCGGTCGATTCCGGCGCGGATGTTGAAGTCGCAGAAATCTATCAAGGCGTAATCCGCCATATCCTTGAACGCTCAAATGCTGACACAGCGTTAGATTCCGCCCTCGAATCAGCCGTTGTCGGCGGGATAGGGTTCTTCCGAGTCCTAACCGAATACGCTCACCCCCAGACATTCAACCAAGACATCATCGTAAAGCGAGTCAGAAACCCGCTTACTGTGTTCATTGAACCCCCTAAAGAGGCTGATGCTTCAGACATCGGATGGGGGTTTGTGGTTGATGAAATAAGCAAGGAAGAGTTCGAGAAAGAATACCCAAAAGCCAAAAAGACGAACTGGGAGATCGACCGCGAAGCATACGGAGATTGGATTATCGCAGACAAGGTTAGGGTTTGTGAGTATTGGTACAAAGAGGACACTGATGTTATGTCCCACCTGCTCGAAGATGGCACAATCGAGGATGCTGATACTTACAATAAAGCCGTGGCGAATGGCCTTGAAGTGCCTCAAATCGTCGATAGCCGCACCCTAAAGAAATCCACTATCAAATGGTGTCGTATGACTGGCGCGGAGGTGCTGGAAACCCGCGACTGGCTTGGCCAGTTCATCCCACTTATTCCTGTGTTTGGTAATGAGTACGACATCGACGGGAAAGTTACCTATTCCGGCCTGATTCGCACCATGAAAGACCCCGCGAGGCTGTACAACTACAGCCGTAGCGCGTTTGCGGAACGTGTGGCACTTACCCCCAAAGCGCCGTTTGTTGCCGCTGCCGGACAAGTTGAAAACTACCCAGAGTGGGAAGATGCTAACTCCGGGAACTACTCTGTATTGAGATACGACCCGATGGAGTCTGGCGGGTATTTGGTTGGTGCACCACAACGCCAACAAGCCAGCGATATTCCGGCCGGTTTTGCAAAGGACATGGAACTTGCAGAGCACGACATCCAGGGCGCGATTGGGATGTATGCCGCCAGCTTGGGGCAACAATCCAACGAAAAGAGCGGCAGGGCCATTCTTGCACGGCAACGCGAAGGCGATGTTGGGACATTCCATTACCACGACAACCTTTCCCGCGCAATCCGGCATTTAGGGCGCATTTTGGTTGACCTGATCCCTCACGTGTACGACTCAAGCCGGGTTGTTCGTATTCTGGGCGATGATGGCTCTGTGGATAACGCCGAAATCAACCCAGAGCAACAGACTGCCGTGCAGAAGATGGGCGCGAAGTCAATCTACAATCTGAATGTAGGCGTTTATGACGTTGCGGTGAGTGCCGGAGCCTCATACACCACCAAGCGCGCAGAAGCTGCCGAGGCAATGGTTGAACTTACCCAAGCGAACCCTCAACTATTCCAGTTGGTCGGCGACCTTATGATTCGCAACATGGACTGGCCGCAATCTGAAGAGATTGCTGATAGGCTTAAACTCATGTTGCCGCCACAACTGCAACAAGCAGAGGATGACGAACAGCCGCAGATTCCGCCACAAGTCCAACAAGCGATCCAACAAGCGCAGCAACATATCCAGCAACAAGACCAAGTCATCCAAGAAATGCAGCAAGCATTACAGGACAAACAAAGCGAACAGCAAAAGATGCAAGTTGATGCTCAAGTCGCGCAGATGAACGCCCAAAACGAATCATTGAAGCTCCAGATCGACCAATTCAACGCCAAGACAAACCGTATCAAAGTGATGCAAGAAGCCCAGCCGGAGGATAGTGGCATCGAAGCTGCAAAGCTCCAGATTGAGCAGATGAAGCTAGAACTTGAAGAGCGCATTGCCAAACTAGACTCGGACACAAAGATACTCATCGAGCAGATGAAGATCGGTGGAAAGGTGTGCGAAAAGACATTGGATATTGATAGCGAAGTGAGCGCCTACTCTCAACACAACCCAATGGAATAGGCAAACATTGATATGTTAGTGGATTACTAACACGCAGACCGGCGATACAGGACGTTACCAGCAGCCACGTTACATGCTGGACAAATTGGGGTAACTGGCAAGCCGCCCCACGCAGACACGATCAACACATGCGGCAATACGGGCTACTGTCTAATGACAACAGCGAATGGCTCACGAAACGAGCGCCCGGCAATGAGTGGTTGATTCCCCTACAGGGTGCTACTTGATTTTTCAAGTAGGTCAATGACACGGCTTGCCTTATTGCTTTACGGTGAGAGTGAGCGCTCACTATTGACAATCGAAATTAACAGGTTTAGAGTAAGCGCCACTGGACGCATTCCAGGTTGCCCATCGAGAGATGCGCTATCCCACAGCCGGAGGAAAACATGGCAGACGATGCCTTTGCAGCACCCGAAGTACAAACGGAAGTTGCTCCCGTTGAAGTTCAAGACGCAACGCCACCGACAGAGGAAACGGTTCCCTCCGAGGTTGAAAATACAGAACCGGAAGTCAAGCCAGAAAGAACGTTCACCCAGAAAGAATTGGATGACATTCTACAGCGCAGACTTGCCAAAGAATCTCGCAAGATTGAACGGTACTCACGCGCAGAAGCTGAATTACAACTGCTTAAATCGCAGATGCAGCCCAAAGCGGAGCCAGTCAATCGCGGGGAGCCAAAACCAGATCAGTTTCAGGACTATGAAAGTTACATTGAAGCCGTAACAGACTGGAAGGTTGAGCAAAAGTTCAAAGGCATTCAGGCTCAAAACGAGCAGGAGCGCCAGAGACAAGCCCAAACCCAACACGAACAACGGCTGGCAAGTAACATCGCAAAGACCGCATCAAAGTATGAAGATTTTGAGGAAGTGGTCAGTAATGAGGATTTACCCATCACGTTCGCAATGCGCGACGCAATTGGCGAATCTGATATAGGCGGAGACATTGCCTATCACCTCGGAACCAACATGCAGGAAGCGGCGCGAATCGCAAGACTTTCGCCAATAGCGCAAGTTCGGGCGATATTAGACCTTGAATCGAAGCTGAAAGCTCCCAAAAAAGCAACAACGGATGCGCCGGAGCCTATTACACCGTCCGGTAGTCGAGCGACAGTATCTAAATCACCCGACCAGATGACGGACAAGGAATTTGCAGACTGGCGCAAAAAGCATATTAAAGCTCGATAAAGGAAAACAATCATGGCTAATAACCTCTCAGTAGTAGATATGGTGGCGAAAGAAGCGCAGCGTATTGCGCACGAAAAACTTTCGTTCATTGGTTCTATCGACCGTCAATACGACGAATCTTTCAAGTACCAAGCAGGTCGCGGCCCTAATGGCCAAACCCTTCGCATCCGCAAACCAAACCAATACACCCGCACCAAAGGCTCGCGCGTGATGGACGTTCAAGACCAGAACGAAGCAACTCAAAGCATCACGGTGGCGACTCACGATCACGTTGACATGCGCTTTAACTCGCAAGAGTTGATCCAGTCTGTTAACTCCGGTGCTGCCTTTGATGACTTGTCGAAGAACTACATCGAGCCCGCTGTGGCTGTGTTGTGTTCTGGTATTGAGGCCGACTTCTTGGCCTACGCGACGAAAGCAACATACCAAGTAGCCGGGACTGCCGGAACCGCCATTACAAATCTGACTGTTCCTGGTGCAGCACGTGCCAAAATCAACCAGCAACTCGCACCGAAGGATGGCCGTGCTATCCAGATGGATTCTGTAACGATGGGCGGATTGGTCAACGGCATGGCGGCTTACTTCAACCCGTCTAACGCAGTTGCAGAGCAGTATCGTGAGGGTTTGATCGCACGTACCGCGATGGCCGATTACTACGAGAACGAGCGCGTCTGGACTCAAACCAACGGGTCTGATGTAACTGGTAATACCGATGCGGATGCTTTGGTGACTGATGGCGGCACGACTATCGACATGCACACGTTGATCCCTGTGGCAAATCAAGCGGTAGGCGAAGTGTTCACCATTGCTGGTGTATATGACGTTCACCCGGAAACGAAGTCCGCTTACGCTCACCTGAAACAGTTCACCATCACGGAAATCGGCGCAACGACCACGACCATCGCTCCGGCTATTGTCTTGACTGGGGCGCGCCGTAATGTTGGATCTTCCACTGGTGCTGTGTTGGCCACTACGGACTTCAACGCAAAAGCTGTCGTGTTTGTCGGTTTGGCTTCGACCAGCTACGTCCAATCTTTGATGTACCACAAAGAGGCATTCCAGTTCATCACTGCTGACCTGCCGATGATGGACGACGCTCACAAGTGCGTAATCAAGCGGAAAGACAACTTGAGCCTGCGCGTCTGGCTGGCGAGCGATATCCGCAACGACGAATTGCTGATGCGGATCGATACCTTGTACGGGATGGCTGCACTACGGCCCGAATGGGCTTGCCGCATGATTGGCGCGGCGAACTAAAGATAGGGGGAGTAATCCCCTTATTTGACTAACTTCTAAAAAGGAAATAATCATGGCCGCACAAGACTACGAACAAGTCACATACAACGCCCCTTCCGGTGCACAGATTGGGCAATCCGCAACCGAAAAAATCGGTTTCTTCGGCGCTACCCCGGTGGTGCAGCAAACCGGATGCGCCGTCCCGACCGATTTGGCCACCGCACTTACTGCCATTATTGCTCTTCGCACAGCGTTGAACAATCTTGGAGTGACTACTGTGGTGTAATGTAAAGGGGCGGGGAAACTCGCCCTTTTTTAAGGAATAAGTTATGTTGATGCGACACGACGCAAACGGATGGCATGATGCGCCAGGCAATGAAGTCGAGGCGATGAAAAAGAACGGATGGCGCGAATCCTCTTATGAGGAATACGCCGCAGAAGTTGCAAAAAAGACCGAATCAAAGGATAATCCGGCACAGTCACAAGACGAGACAGAAGGGGACGTTGCCAAACCTTCGGGCGAACAACCTGCCAAACGCAGAGGTAGGCCACCGATGAGGTAATATCATGGCAACAGGTCAAACCCTAGTCGATCGTGCAAGCCGCTTACTAGGACTAATCAACAGCGGCGAATCCCCCACTGCCGCAGAATCAGCCGATGCCTTGACCGCGATCAACGCCATGCTAGACAGCTGGCGCAATGATCGCTTGATGGCGTATGCCTTGCAGGAAGAAACTCTACCAATGGTGTCAGGCCAGTCGAGCTACACCATTGGGCCGAGTGGCGACCTCAACACAGTCCGTCCTGTATCAATCGAGAGCGCGTTCCTGCGAGAAAGCAACATAGATTATCCAGTGCGGGTAATCGATGCCGAGGAATTCAACTCCATCTCGGACAAAACCTCCACCAGCAACATTATCCAGTTTATTTATTACGAAGGAACAATGGCAACAGGGTCGCTTAAAGTGTGGCCTGTTCCTGATTCCGCTAACGTCCTGCACCTCACCACAAGAGTCCCGTTTACCGCCTTGTCGCTTGATGGGACGGTAAGCCTTCCGCCTGGATGGGAAGAAGCGATAGCATCTAATGGCGCTATTGCAATCGCTCCCGAATTCCAAACCACCCCCAGCCAAGTCGTTATGAAGATGGCGAACGACTCACTCAAGGGAATCAAGCGCACCAACTCCAGACCCATTATGGCGAAGTCTGATTACCGTATGTTATTTGAATCGCGTAGGTCGAACATAGAAAGCGACCAGTAATGGCCAACGCTTTATCTTTCCTTGCTGACCCTGAATACTGGAGATCGGTTCGCCAGACCGCTCCGAACTCGTTATCCAAATTAGCGCAAGGGCTCGCAACTGGTATTGCTGGTGCTCCGGTTGACTTGGCAAACATGGCAATGCAACCCTTTGGTATTGGCTCCGAACGCCCTATTGGTGGGTCTAATCACTTAGCGGAGCTACTCAACGCCGACACACGAAGCGCACCCTACCAGATAGGCACAATGCTACCTGTAAGCCCTACTGATATGGTGTACGGACTTCCATTACTGGCTGGCATTTTCGCAGGCAAATCAGCCAAAACCGCAGACCTTTCCAAACTGATGAAGGCGGAAGAATTGAGGGCTGCCGGTGTACCTGATGAAAAGATATGGGGCGAGACCGGCTGGACGTTCGGCTTCCCCGACAAGAAACCGAGGTTTGAGATACCGGATGATGCGGCTGTAATGGCCGAGGATGCGCCTAGACAGCTTGCGCAAAATGCTGGGCGTAGTCAGTCAGATATTTTTTCTCACGACCAACTGTATGATGCATACCCGGAATCGGCGAATTTGTGGACTGGAAGAATGCCTAGCGAATATGGTGGGGCATATACAGGCGGGGTAATGGGCAAGTCAGATATGATTAGTTTGGGAATGCCAAAGAAGAATATCGACCTGCAAGAAGTCAAAGGCACAAATCTTCACGAACTCCAGCACGCTATCCAACAACGCGAGGGGTTCGCTAGGGGTGGGAGTCCTGAAGGAATGACTTATGCAGGATTAAAGCAAAAACAAGGCGCGATTGTGCAAAAGATGTTGGATGACTTCCGTGCAGGGAAAGATACATCGGTTTTAGAGAAAGAACTATCGGGTGTTGATTCTTTAATACACGAATACCAAACAACTGGTACTTCTGATTTTGACCTATACAAACGTCTCGCCGGTGAAGCCGAAGCCCGCCTAACCCAAGCCCGCATGAACCTCACCCCAGAGCAAAGGTTAGCCCAATATCCGGTAAGCCAGTTTGACGTGCCAGTAGAGAATCAGATAGTGAGATATAGCGATGATGTTGCGCGGAGTGTGCCAATATTCAAGAAGTACAACCCACCGAAAGCGCTTGGTGGAAAATTCCCTGAACTCAAAGGGGTAGAAAGAAGGCCAAACCCTGCGGTTGTGGCTGTATCAAACGACCTTACAATTAAGACTTTACCTGATGGAAAATTCCAGGCTGACTATAGCCCATTATATGGTGGAGGGAAGCCGTTTAGCGCGCTCGGCGACAATCCACAAGAGCTTATGGATATGGCTATCGCAAGAGTAAACCGAAGCGAAAAGGCTATGTTGCAACAGCAAAAATACTCGTCTATACCGAATACATGGAAGGGTGACGCAAAGAAAGTGGCTAAAAATATCATTGACGAATACGGAGATGTATCTTTCGCCAGCTCAACGCAAAGTAAATCAAAATACATTACGCTACCGTCGGGAGAGAAAATACGCATATCAGATCACGCGCTACCTTCTTCGTATGAAGGCGCGGATTATGATTTTAGATACGGTGATGATGTTAATACCTTAATAAACCTAATTAAAAGTGGTGGAAAATGAGAATCCCACTTCAAACAGATTTAATCAGTAGAGACGGCATTGTAAGCAAGGATGCCCGTCTGCTGAACTGTTTTGTTGAGGTGAGCGGAGATCAGTCCGCAGTATCAAAAAGACCCGCAGTGAACTCCAATCTAGTTGACGTAACCGGAGTAGGACAGGGTGGGATCGAGAGCAATAGCAAGGTGTATGCGATATTCGGCGACGTGCTGAAATCATACGACGCTTCATTCAATTTAGTGGGCAACATCGCATTATGAGCCGGATACCTTTAGCCACCGACCTAAAAACCCGCACCGGAGCGCCGGATAAAGATGCGCGCCTAAAGAACTGCTATGTAGAGGTTAGGGGCGACCAGAGCGCGGTAAGGCGCAGAGCATCATGTCAAAGCGATGGTGATGTAATAGTTGCAGGTACTGCGCAAGGGGGTATTGGGTTAACGATTAACGGAACTGATTTAGTCGTTACTGTAAACGGTGACTATATTGTAATGGGTAGTGGGTCTATCGGTGGTGGAGGTGGAGGGTATATTGGAACGCAGCCGGTAAATTTGGCTGATCCTGATGTATCTGACATAGACTGGATGCTGTTGATACCTTATTGCGATGAGGCTGACATTCTGGCTTCGTATCCTACAGATGATAAAGGAACAAGTGTCTTTGCTGGCCCTGCCGAAACTGCTTACACAGTTCCACAAACAACTGCTACACGAACAATACACGGTGAGACACCATGCGGTCAGCTTTTAATTAAAACGGTTACAAAGACGTATTCTGCACGTAGTGAAGCTAACCAATGGAAGACTGTTAGCTCGGGGGTACTGTCATATTCATATTCTGGTTATACTGACACGCCGTTAAGTGGCACTATTGGTTATCCATCGATTGGATATGGAAATACAGTTCAATCATCCATAATCGAATCTTACAAGTTAGTACACGCCGCTGCACCTTCATCATTTGGACACAATGTGCCATACCAAGAGTATGTTGCAACTAAAACAGCTTACGGCGATCCAAATAGTAATGTTATCTATTATTCTGGGACACCAGGAGGTACAGTACAAGTATATCAATTTATGGATAATTCGGATTCACAACTAACGCTCTACTACCTAGATGTACATGAAGTATGGACTTATTCGGTGATATAAAATGACCGTCACAGTAGCCAATCTCCCCTATAGCTTCTGCCCTTCCTCAAGCGCGCAGAGCAATGTAGGCTTTATGTTCAAAAATGCCTACGATGCGTGGTATTACTCGAACTCAACGGCCACAGCTACACAGATCACGGACATCGACTATCCTGGGTATCATGAGTACTCGGTCACGTTGACAAGCTCGGGAACGACGGCGACTGCTGTCGTAGCAGCAGGACATGGTTTATCAGTTGGCGATTCTGTAACCATTGCCGGGGCTACGCAAACCGAATACAACGGAACTTACACCGTCGCAACGGTGGCGGATTCGACTCATTTCACCTATACCTTCGCCGGAAGCGCAACTACTCCGGCAACCGGAACGATTACGGCTACAGGTGGAGCGGTGACTGTTCCGGGGATTGTGTTCATCGACGGATATTTCGTTGTGATGGATACCAATGGGATTCTTTACACCTCCGGCCTGAACGACGCTACCGCATGGAATGCGCTGGACTTCGCTGCTGCACAGGAAGAACCGGGGTCTGGTAGGGCTATAGGAAAAACGCCCGGATACGTCATCGCATTTAAGGAATGGAGCCTTGAGCCTTACTACGACGCAGCTAATGCGGTAGGGCTTCCGCTTTCTCCGGTGCAGAACGGCATGAAGCCAGTAGGATGCGCTTCTGGCGATTCTTTGGCTTCTATGGATGGCGACCTATTCTGGGTGTCTCAAACACAGCAGAAGGGGCGTTGTGTTCATCTGGCGAGGGGGTTGGAGATTGCACAAGTCTCCACCCCGGATATTGAGCGAATCCTCAACCTTTCCACTTTGGCGACGGTTTATGGTTTTGGTGTAAAAATTGCCGGACATGCTTTCTATGTCCTAACGTTGGTTGACCAAAACATTACTTTGGTCTATGACGCTATAACTGAATTATGGGCGCAGTGGTCTAG